CGCGCCTTGAAAAAATTGAAGACGACGGCGATATTAAAGGTACACGAGTTGATTTTCGTTTTTCGGTTCAATACACAGGCGGCAGCGGTTTTATCGAGCTTGACGAAAAGAAAATTTCCGGCAGAACTGTCGATCCCTATACCAAAAACTATCTTTTCAACTTAAACACAGACCCATCTGGTTTCCCTGTCCAAATTCGTGTTACACGGATTACTGATGACAGCACATCGTCAAAACTTAGCAACGAACTTATCTGGACAAGTTACACCGAAATCATCAAGGAAAAACTTAGCTATCCAAACTCAGCGTTAGTAGGCATTCGCTTCTCAGCAGAACAGTTTAATTCAATTCCAAGTCGTGCTTATCGAGTCCGAGGCATCAAGGTTGCTATTCCAACCAACGCAACAGTAGACGAAACTAACGGACGCTTGACCTATGACGGCGTTTGGGATGGCACGTTTAGTTTTGCGCAATGGTGTGCCGATCCAGCATGGATACTTTGGGATTTACTTACTTCTACCCGCTACGGATTTGGTGATCACATCACTGAAGACAACCTGGATCGTTATTCGTTCTTCAGTGCTAGCCAGTATTGCAATGAATTGGTCCCTGATGGTTTTGGCGGTGAAGAGCCACGTTTTCTTTGCAACGTAAACATCCAAAGGATTGATGAGGCATACAAGCTAATTAACGACATGGCTTCGGTATTCAGGGCCATGCCGTATTGGGCCGCAGGCTCAGTTGTTGTTTCGCAAGACCGACCGCAAGATGCTTCATACTTGTTCAACCTCAGCAACGTAACAACTGACGGCTTTAACTACCAGAACAGCAGTCAGAAAACAAAAGCCAATGTGGCCTTGGTGCGTTATTTCGACATGACGCAACGGGATGTCGGCTACGAGATTGCCGAAGACCCAGCGTCAATCGAAAAGTATGGCGTGATCAAGCGCCAGGTTGAAGCATTTGGTTGCACCTCAAGAGGTCAAGCCAAGCGCGTTGGCGAATGGCTGATTTACACAGAATCAAATGAAGCCGAGGTCATTACATTCCGCACCAGTGTGGATGCTGGTGTTGCAGTCAGGCCGGGTCAAGTCATCGAAGTTAGCGATCCAGTCAAGGCTGGACTGCGGCGCGGTGGTCGTGTCTTATCAGCAACCACCAGCAGCATCCAAGTTGACGACGTAAGCGAAACATCACTGACCGCTGCTGACAATGCAAAGCTAAGCGTCGTGTTGCCGGATGGAACGCTGGAAACGCTTGATATTTTGTCCATATCAGGCACCAATAATGACACGATTAACGTTGATGGGACGTTTAGTCAGACCCCAAACGTAAATACTGTTTGGGCAATTCAAACCGACGTTGTAAGCACAACGCTTTGGCGCGTTCTTGGTGTCACAGAAGTTGATGCTATTGAGTATGAAATTACTGGTGTCGCTTATAACCCCAACAAATTTGACGCTGTTGAGCAAGGAATCTTGCTTGAGGATGCGTTTGATACGGAGCTAATCAGTGATCCACCGGCAAGTCCCACCAACTTGACGGCATCAGAAGCGCCATACACTGACGCCAATGGCACTCAGCAATCTCGCGTGTTGTTGAGTTGGTCTGGTACAGAAGGAACTCTCGGTTATTTGGTCCGTTGGCAACTACAGGAAGGCAACTGGAACGAGCGCCAGACCAGTTCCACCGACATGGATATTTACGACCTAACTCCAGGGGTATATGAGTTTGAAGTCTTCTCGCAAGGCGTCAACAGGGCATTTTCTGCTGTACCGGCACGGTTGACTAAATCGTTCCAAGGCGTGCTTACTGCAACAGAAGCGGTCACGAATTTCTCAGTTACTGGATCGTCTGACGGCCAGGCACTTTTGCAGTGGGATGAGCCGATCGAAAGCAATGTTGCTGGTAACGGCTTTGTGTATATCCGTCATACACAAGATACGGCAAACCCCGAATGGGCTTCATCCATACCAATCACACAAGTTTCGTCATTTTTCACACAAGCTGTCGTTCCAGCGCTGACTGGTGTTTACCTGGCTCGTTTTGAAAGTTCGGCAGGCGTGCTGTCTACTACAGATGCGTTAGCGCCATTTACAGCGCCAAGTGGTGCAGAGTCAACTGTAATTTCAACCAACCGCCAAGACTCTGCCTTTACTGGCACAAAAACTGACACGGTAGTTTCCGGTGCTCAAGGTGGCTTGATATTGACTGACCCCGCAGTTGAGGCAACTGGAACGTATGAGTTCAGCAGTGTTGTGGATCTTGGGGCTGTATTCACACCTACGTTTACTCGCCACTTAGATACAACGTCTTTTTATGAAAGCCTTTTAATCGATGATCAAACAGAGCTGATTGATTCTTGGGGTCTTATTGACCTAGGCGAACCTGATGCGACAAACGTTCAAGTTTATGTAAGAGCAACAGATGATGACCCAAACGCTTCACCAACTTGGGGTGCATGGACACCAGTTCAGGCAAACACACTTACAGGACGCGGCTTTGGCTTCAAGGCAGAACTATCAACTACAAACCAAGCAGAAAACGTTGCAGTAACTGAACTCGGCGTGAATGTAGCACTGCGACAACGCACTGAAATTCAGAGTGCTACGGGTGGGTTTACGACAAACCCATTTACGGTTACTTTTGCTGATGCGTTCTATCAAGCACCATTGGTGCAGGCAGTTCCAAATCTAGCCTTGCCTTCAGGAGTTACCTATTCAATCGGCAGCATTACTGCAACAGAGTTCCAAATTACATTGACTGGAACGGTAACTTCAGACCAGACGTTTACTTACACAGCAATCGGCATCGGTAAGGAAGCATGACGGCTATTCAGTGCCAACCTAAGAGAACAATTAGGTTCTATGGGCCGTTAGCCAAGGTTTTAAACCGGCGATCGTTCAGCGCCGTTGCATTGAATTCAGCGTCTGAAGTAATGCGCTGTTTGCTGTCTAACTTTCCGCAGCTTGTAAGTCACATGCGCGGGCGGCACTACCGCGTGGTGATGAACGGTCGCGCCATGTCCAAAGATGAACTAAACGATCCAGTTGGAGACAACCACGAAATACACATTATTCCAGCGATCTGCGGAGCCGGTGGCGGTGGTCCGTTGACTTCGATTTTGGCTGGTGTTGCCTTAATTGGCGCTGGTCTTCTTTTGCCTTTTGCCGCACCATTTTTAACTCCTCTTGGTATTGGCTTGGCACTTCAAGGTGTGGCAGAGCTTATTAGTCCAACACCTAATGACACACCAGAATCAACAGACCCATCGGCCCGAAGTTACAACTTCAGCAACATCCAACAAACGTCCAGGGAAGGCGTACCAGTACCCCTGGTTTACGGCGACATTGTAACTGGATCGGTTGTGCTTTCGGTCAATATAGAAAGAGATGATGAAGAACTAGGGATTGGCGATGGGAAAGGCATCTTTGAACCGGGGATAGGCGACAACACTTACAATTTGGCCGAAAGATACCCTGGCATTTGTTGGGGTTACTATTCAGAAGTGTATTTTGAATTTGACTATAGCTGCCCTTGTGTCGGGCCTCCTAATACCCCAGACCCTGCTGAGTGTGTTGGAGATCTTTCGCGGTCAGTATATTTTGTCATGATTCCTGCGTGGGGTATTTACCCAAATGCAAGTGGATTTTACGAATCAGCTAGTGTGCCAACGGCGCAAATAGTTAATCCGAGAGCAGGTCAAACAGGGATAAATGGTTGCGGTGGTGTTAGACGCGGTTACGATTTTTCTTTCACTCACTTTGCACCTAGATGCGCTTCAGCGAATAATGATAGCAACATCACCTGGAGAGCAACAATACTTGATGGAGCTACATACGGTCGAGTACCTGTTGGCTACAGAGTTTGGCAAGGCCCTGCCAAACTTTTTAACGGCACTACGCCTGAGAACGTACCATTTAGGCTAATAGCCTCCGCAAATGAAACAGGCTTTACGATTCCGACCGAAACATTCTCAAGCAATTATCCGAACAATCCATTTGAGTAATGGCTCGTTTCACACGCGGAGAACCATCACCTCGCAAGGTAAAAGCAACACCACGTCAAATGGTGACTGGTGCGGCAAGGGCAGCAGCGCAAGGTATCCGAGCGGGCAAAGCTTCCGCTGAAACCCACGCCGCAAGGCTCGCAACCTGCCAGTCTTGCCCTGAATTTATCCAAGAAAGCAAGCGGTGCTCTCAATGTGGCTGCTACATGGAAGCCAAAGCCTGGGTCGGTGGTAACGCCAAAGCTCTGTGTCCGTTAAATAAATGGGCACACTGAATTCTGCTAACCTAATACCGGGCAAAGCTTACCCGCAGAGCAGCTAATGGCACCGCAGCACGATTACATTCTTGACAATCAGAACGGTGCTCAGTTCAGGGCAGACCTGAATCTTGCTTTAGAGGCAATAGCGACGGTTAATAGCGGTGCGGCTGCACCTACCACCACATACGCTTATCAGTATTGGGCTGATACAACCAGCGGCTACCTGAAGCAGCGCGATGCTTCCAATGCCGATTGGATCGTCAGGGGAAAACTTGCGGCTGATTACGGCCAAGCAGGGCAGGTGCTGACTAGCGCCGGAGCTGATGAACCTGCAATCTGGACAAGTATCACAGAAGACGGTGCATGGACCGTTGCAGAAGACGCTGGTAATAACCACTACACATTTACCGGCAACGGTTTCGATGGCACCGAGACGAACCCCACTATTTATGTAACCAGGGGTAGTGTCTATAACTTTACGAACGCAGATACAGACAACGGTTTTCAGATTCAATCAGTCGCTGGGCTTAGTGGTGCGGCATATAACGATGGCATCGTTAATAACCCAGCACTAGCGCCTAACACATCTACGGTTGAAACCTTGGTTTGGACTGTTCAGATGGATGCGCCGTCTGAACTTTATTATCACTCAACAACAAATTCAGGGCCTGGCGGAAAAATCTATGTCTTGAATAATATCCCTAGTTCTATTGCGGCAACACCAGAAATTGTCTTGGAAGATAGTTTAGGTGCCACTGCAGGCATTGAGCAAACTGCGTTCATTAGAGACAACGATGAATTTAAGATTCAAACACGTAGTGCAACTGATGTTGTAGTTTCTACTGATTACAACGTAACGCTTGGAACGTTAGGCGCGACTTCGCACCAGTGGAGCATTGATAATGCTGAAGCCATGCGCATCGATTCCGCAGGCAACGTTGGTATCGGAACGAGCAGTCCTGACACGTTGATGCACTTGTCATCCGCCACTGGCACCGCCTCTCCAACGCCTACTGAACTACGAATAGCCACTTCCTCTACAGGGGAAGATTGGTCTACAACAAGTCCTTGGGGGAGAATTAGTTTTTACAATGCGGATACAGGCGGCAGTGGCCCTAAGGCTCACGCATCTATTGATTGCACTGCAACAGGAACGGGCGGAGGTTCAAGCTCCTTAAGTTTCAATGTCAGCGGAACTGATGCAACACTGGACACAGCTTTATTTATTCAACAAGACGGCAACGTGGGTATCGGGACGACGAGTCCTGATGCAAAGCTAGGAATTAATGCATTCGGTAGTGATTATTTCCCTGCCATTGAATTGACTAATACTGGTGGATCGGGATCTGCTATTCGCTCAAAGAGAGGATTATCACTGGAAGCAGATTACGACAGCAACTCTGGAATATCAGAAAGTGAGATTGTCTTCAAAACTGACAATAGCCAACGCATGGTTATTGATTCCAGCGGCAACGTTGGTATCGGAACGACGAGTCCTGCTGGATTGCTGCACGTAAAGTCCACTGGTACTACTCGATGCTTTATTGAGGGCAACGACGGCAAGAGTGAAATTAGAACAAGTAATGGCACCCTGTCATTCTTTACCAATCAAGACGCAAACGTAAACGGGGCGAACCGAACTGTTTTCTACAGAAACGGTGCCAACGAATCCATGCGCATCGATGAAAGTGGCAACGTTGGTATTGGGACGAGTAGTCCTTCAGAAAAGCTTGAGGTCAGCGGCTCAGCCAAGGCTTCTGGGGGTTACTTCTTTGGTAGCACGTCATCATATCTTTATGAAGGAGCTGCCGATGCTGTGAACCTGCGAGTTGGCTCAGATGGACCCTTCGTCGAATTCATTGACGCTGGTAGCAATGTTTTAGAATTCGGCAATGCAAGTGGACAACTAGCTTTAACGACCAGTGGCACCGAACGCCTCCGCATCGATTCCAGCGGCAACGTTGGTATCGGCACGAGTAGTCCTGGATATAAGCTTGACGTTCTCGGTGGAGCGGAAAACACTTTTATCAGAGTTAGACCTAATTCTACGGCTACTGATACCGCTGGAATTTTATTTGGCGATGCTGGCGACGCAACTTCGGGGCAGATTAGGTATAGCAACGCCAATAATTCTCTTCGGCTTTGGACCGACAATAGCGAGAAATTGCGCATCACCTCCGACGGTAACGTTGGCATCGGGAGGAGCAGTGTTAGCAAAAATCTTGACATTTTAGGCACTACCGCCGCAACAATTAGGTTGCTGTCTAACCAGCCTGATGGGACGGCGTCAAGCACGGTCTTTTCTATTGGCGATAATGGAAAAACTAACGAGCCTGGAGCGCTTAGGTATGCGGTTACGGTTGGTGGCGAAGCATCTCTTGGGCTTTCTGCCCTTGGCACAAGCGGTGCCGATCGTCAGCTCACCATCCTGGACAGCGGCAACGTTGGCATCGGGACGAGTAGTCCTGGGTCGAGGCTTCATGTATCTGAAAGTGGAGCCACAGACGGAATTCTGTTAACACTTGACAATGTACTCAACGCAGCAGGTACAGAAGCTGGCTTAAGGATTAGGCAAAACAGCACAGACCTGCTTGAATGTAACTTGTTGACTGACAGGGCAGGGTTAAACGCTGGTGTAGATTTCAAAATTGAACTATCCGATAGCGCTGGGGCAGTTACAGAGCGATTCCGTATCACCGAAAGCGGCAACGTTGGTATCGGCACGAGTAGTCCTGACGAGTTGCTTGAAGTTGTTGGTTCGTCAGCTCCATCGATCAAGGTGCGCGGAACTGGAAACAACACACCAAAACTAATCTTTGACACCGACAGAGGTGCTGGTCTGCCCACTGGCAGAATCCAAGGACTATGGAACGGGACTGGGGTTACCCGCATTGATTTCGAGCTTGGTGACGATGGCGTAAACAAAGACAACGGCGAAATTACTTTCGGCACATCGGCGGCTAATAACAATGTTGTCGAACGGATGCGCATCAGATCCAATGGTGTCATCAACTTCGCCAACTGCCCCACTTACGCCGACGACACTGCCGCTGGTACTGGTGGTCTGGTTGCAGGCGATGTCTACAAAACCTCTACTGGCGAACTGCGCATCAAGCTGTGATAAGAAAACCGTACGGTGCTTTCCGCAAGCACTTCTAGTACAATTTTCCTTGACGACACTTTTGTTATGGCAACCACCACTGTCTGGAGCATCAACACCCTGGAGCGTGAAACTTCAGATGGTTTTGTCTATACAGCTCACTACAACGTCTCCGCTAACGACGGCACCTATTCCGCTGGTGCGTACGGCAGCGTCGGCTTTGAGCGCCCCGAAACCTTGATCGCTTACGACGATCTGACTGAAGAAATGGTCATTGGTTGGGTAAAGGAAAGCATCGGCGGCGACGAAAAAGTCGCTGAAATTGAAGCTGCTCTTCAAGCACAACTTGATGAAAAGCACGCACCAAGCAAAGCCAACGGCAAACCTTGGAGCTAAGACCCAAGACCCGCTAAAGTTGGGTTAATGGGTTGCAGCCATGACCGTTCAACCTGGCACGTATAACATCACACTGCAGCGGCGGGCTGATTACAGCGTGCTGCTGCAATTCAAAGACAGCACGGACACTGCGATCGACCTGACCGGCTACACAGCTTACGCACAAGCCTGGAACGAAACTCGCACGAAAAAGTACGCAGATTTCGGGATCACCTATACAGATCGAGTCGGGGGTGAAATAACAATTAGCCTGACGGACTCGCAGACCGAAACCTTTCCAAATGAAGCCAAATACGATGTCCTGTTGGAGACCGATACTGGCAGCCGGGAATATTACCTAGAGGGCAGCATTACGGTCAGTCAGGGCTACACATCGCCATGACTTCTGTAAACGTTGCAAGCGCAGAAAGCACTGTCGCGGTTACGGCAACTCAAAACCGTGTTGTCGTTACTGAGCAGCCGGTAAAGATTGCTGTAACGGAGCAGAACAACACAGTCTCACTCGCTCCTGTCACGAATCAAGTCGTAGTCGCCAAGATACCAGGCGCAAATACAGTAACCGTACAAGAATCAGGAATTACAAATGTTACCGTAACAACCTCTGAAATATCAGAAAGCACCGTACTTAATATCACTCGCCTTGACGCAAGCGACACTGCCTTGAACTACACCAATGGTCAGCTCGACAGTGTGATCCGAGATGGATACAGCAAGGCGATCACCTACAACCAGGACGGGACAATCAACACAATTACTACCACCACCAATACTGACGTACAAGTCAAGACATTCGGCTATAGTGGGGGTGAGTTGGTCTCAATCACGGTAACTTGACATGGCTCTCATTGTTGACCCCGATGATCTGAACCAAGGGACAGAAGTAACGTTCGCCACTGGCGCTAAGACCATCACACTGAACACGACAGGGAACCTGTCTAGTGATGGTGTAACACTTAAAGCTTTGTATTCCTTTTGCAAGGAAGAATGGAAGAACGATAACGCTCTGATTCCTTTTGAGTTCCCCTTCGTTCCAATTACGGACGAATCGTTTGAACTTGTCGATGGCTGGGACTTTGCCAATGACGCTTCCCGTTATCTAATCCGTACCGCTGGCTGGGCCGTTAAGAACACCAGCGGTAACGTTACCCAGCAATGGGCAGGCATTATCGGCCTGGGTTCCATCGAGGCTAACGACCAAATTTACTTTGACCAATCCCAAGGTCGTACCAACGTTCAGCTTCAGGGTCAGGTAAACCAAGCTGTCCAAATCCTGGATGACCCCAACGGTGACGGTGTTTTCACCGATGGCTTTGACTACAGGACGCAGTTTGACCTGTACGTCAGGGAACAAGCTCAGCTTTATGGCAAGTCAAGCCTGAGCGACATTGGTGTGACGGGCAACATGAGCCCGATCGCCTACCGATTCCCGCTTAGCACTGCGACTGACCTAAAAATCAGCGCGACTGATAACACCATCGACACCACTGCCCCTTACACGGGCATGTCGATCACCTATTTCTCTTCGGCTCAACCCCGAAGCATTGGTGGTGTGTCGTACAACTTCGGCATCATCATTGACGGCAACAACGGTACTGCCGAACAGATCTACGAATTTGTTCAGCGCCAGCTTCGTCAAACAAGTGACATTGATGCTGGTGCGGGTAGCCAAATCGGCAACATCGCTGATGAACTGCTGCGTTTTGTTGGTAACGACCTCGAAACCCTGAACGCCACCAACAGTGAAGGCGGTGGAACGGGTGTCTACATCGACAACTTCCAGGCTGCTGACACCAACCGAATCAGCTTCCGCGACAACACCGAGCCAACCACTCCGGTTAGCTTCCCATTTGTTGCTGTTACCACCCTGTCGTTCAACGCCAACCTGCAAGGCGATGCTGCAGCCGTGTACCGGGTGTACTACACCACCAACCCTGCAGGTGATTACGGCACCACCAACGCAGTTCTGGTTCACACCAACGACGGCGAATCCTCAACAGACATCAGCTTCACCGCACCAGACCTGATCGACACTGCTGGAGCGGTTACATTCACCGACTCGTTTGCAGTGGGTGAGTACATCGAAGTTGCCACCACATCCGGCACCAACGATGGCATCTACGAAATCGCTGCTGTTACCGGCAGTCAAATCGAGCTGGTTGAACAAACCATCTCAACCGAGAACGCTGCAACGGCTGGAACGACCAACGTTGATCAGATCGCTTACGGCGAAGTTGGCGGCAACGGTTCGATCCAGTTCGATTACGACTACGACAACAACACCCAAGGTGGCCGCACCTCTGGTACGGATGCAGGTATCACGGTTGTTGCAATCGGCCTCAATACTGGACAATATGTCCGAGCTACCGGCACAATTCAGGAATCAACGCAAAACAGTGTGTCGCTCGTGGCTCCGCTGGAACGGAACTACGACAACCCTGTCTGATACTGACGTTTAGAGGATGGCTGCAAAATCAGTTACTACTGACTTGACAACCATCACTTTGATGGAGTCTGGAACGACCACTGCTGACATTGGCGGTGGTCAAGGTTCTGTTGACGAACCAGATTTCTACATCCAAGGCAACCAAGCTTTTTCTCGTAAAATTTCAGGCACAACAGCCGTTGGTGGGTTTGGTGCAAACCTTGCCAGCACGTTGGCAGCAGGTGATCATATTTTTGTCTGGGTTAATAATCTTGCGCCAGGTTTGACGCAAACTACGGCGAATGGAGGCGTTCGAGTTGCAGTGGGCGCATCGACCAATGCATATAAACAGTATTACGTCAACGGAAGCGAAGGTCTTATTGGCGGCTGGGTATGTTATCCATTCGACCCAACACTGACTGCTGATGC